TGAATAGGAACCTAATAGAACTATCTGTTCCTTTTGATTTATAGAAAGAACCTATATTTTTTATTAATGTTCTCTTATCAACTTTTCCCTTTAAATACGCTTCTGGGAAATCAACAAGGTATTGACTCTCAAAACTCTTTACAATAGAATATAAGAAAAGATTACTTATATTCAGTACCTCAGATCCTGATACATGATCTGCTGCTTGTGTTGTTATGAATGTAGTTGATTCATAAAGATCTCCAAGCTTTGTATTACCACTTACACCACGACTAATTTCTAAAAACTCAGTATCTGTCCTAGACTTATAAAAACAAATTTCATCATCTATCTTGATGTATCCACCATTCTTAGGAAATGAAGTTGCATCACTAACAGTAATAGAAGTATCTGAACTTTGTATAAAAGTAGTGATATTAGTCTTCTGATTTAATATATTCTTCTCATAAAAATCAATATCACGATATGTCTGGATATTTTGGATAATATCCAGAGGTTGTCCTTGAATCTCTAATTGTTCGTAATACTTCTGTATGAATTTACCAAACAATTCATATTCTTCATTAATGAAGTCAGGTAACTGAGATTCAATTAAGAATGATATCTTGTTAGCAGTCTTTAACATCTACTACTCTTCTTTATAAGCGATAAATTTACTATTTGGCACATCTACGTCTAGGTATGCCTCACGCTTAACTTCAATATCTTTATTAGCAGGCTTCACTCGTAATTCAATACGATTATCAGAGAAACTACCCTTTAAGATTGTAAAGTTATATAATTTAATTTCACCATGATGATAATCAACAGTTCCTACAGAATCATCTAATAGGATCTTTTCACCAGTCAAAGAATCTAGTCTATATAGGACTATTTTACCATCTCTATCCTCTAGATATGAGGTATAGTTTGGATACTCAAAGACTGTCATTCCTGTAGACCAAACTACAGGATTATTGCAATCTATTAAGAAAGGATTCTGATAACATATCTCATAGAATGAAGATGCATTTATCTGTGCAATAAAATCCTTTCGTAATATAACATTTGTATCATTTGATCTGATAGAGCGATCAGCACCATCAATAACACCAATAAATTTACTATATCTAAACTTACCATTAAACTTCTCAGTACCAGAAGTCTTTAAGTATTCACTAATACCATTAGTAACCTTTGTTGCCATCTCATTTGGTAACAACTTAGTTATTGCACTACTATAGTAGATATTACTATCAAGTTCAATGTATATAATAGATGGATCTACAAACTCAGGTCTAATAGAAGCAACAGTATACTTCTTAAGATCTTGTACTAGTTGATCTTTTGTATAAGAAGATAATGTAGATGCTTCCGTAGGCTTCACGGATATGAATACCTTACCATAAGCAGGTGGTTGCTGATCCTCACCACCAAATACAATAACATCACTAACAGCAGGATATAAGTCTCTCACAACAGATTTAAAATCATTAGATGTTACTGCTCTATTCTGTGATCCGTAAGACTTAGGAGCATTATATTTAATCTTGTCAATACTCTCAATAGGAGCACCACCAGCAGCAATAGTTTTAGTAGTAAGAGTAGATACAGCAAACGGTAATGTAGTAGGAGCACCTGTATCATCTTCAATTAATCCATTAAAGGTGAATGTTGATGCACCATTAGTAGATTCCCCATTAGTAATGATATAGTTGATCTCAACTACGTTTCCGTTATCAAGACTTTTACCTAATATACCATCACCAAAGAATATCTCATAACTCTCATCTTCCATCTCACTGATAAAGAAGACTTTATCATTTGCTCCAATATCCAATATGTTCTTCGCTTCAGTGAATGTATCATATACCGTAGAGTTTGCGGAATCATACACTTTTACCGTAAGTGTGTTCGTATCTACGGAAGAATTATCTATTCTAAATCTTTGGTTCCGCAAGTTTGTATTGACAGTAGTTCTGGATGTAATATAAGATCCTTCATATACCTCTAGATCATTATATGTTGCTACCTTATTAACAACTGATACTTTATGATCTTCTCTTACAACAAAACGATATAATGTATTATCGTAGTTTGTTATGAATCCACTCCCTGCTTTTAATATTGCTGTAGAAGGTGCAGTACCATTAAATGTCAACTCTAGATCTACTATTGCCTTTGGTGATGTAATAGACTTTGGAGTATACCCCAATTGCTTTGCCAGAGACACCACATTGTCTCTCAGAGTCGCTGAGTCAAGGAATAACTCATTGAATACCATATTGGTATTAAACGCCGTATAATACGTGTTATACGCCATTACGTCTAATAACTGACTGATTGCAGATCCTTCAAAATCGTAATCAGTGAAATCTGTCTGTGCTCTCATATATTCTTTGAGAGCTGTCTTAACTTCGTTGAAGTCTAAATTGTTTAACTGGGTATATGGCATTATCTCGTCCTTGCTAGGAAGAAGTCTACTGTAACAGGTATATCGTTTGAACCTCGTACTGAATATGTCATCTCAACGTCAAATCCATTATCATCAAAATTTGGATTAGCACGTAAATCTTCTATTTGAACTCTAGGTTCATGTTTATTTACACTATATGCAATGTTCCTTTGTATTTGAGCAGCAGTACCATAGTCTAATGGTTCAAATAGATAAGCACGAATATCAGATCCGTATTCAGGGTTAAATAACTTCTCACCTTTATTAGTAAGCAACAAATTTACAATTGCTTGCTTAATAGCAGAAGCATCCTTACTGACAACAACGTCACCAGTAACAGGATGCTTCTTAAATGTGATATTAATGTCCTTGAAGGACAATTTATTCGCCATTACTGACAATATACGAAGTCAGTTATTATTTAGCGACTTTTATGTAACTTGGTAGAAGGTATACTTTAAGAATAACTCTTCACCCTTCTTTATTTCCTTAATCGTCTTCATATAGTAAATTTCACCCCATCCTTGGTCATCCGACCATTTCACGCAATTGGGGTCTTCAGAGTGATTTACGAACCCTCCTAGAGGCGTTCTCATTATTTCATTATCAACTACCACGTGCGATATACCAAGATACATCATAGCAGGTATATCTTCTTTCGCAAAAAGACCTTGACCTGCTATAGGACTATCTTTTACATGTAATGAATTTGGCAGTGCTTGATAAGTCATTCGGAGTCTTCGGCGTTCGGAGAACTAGCGTCCCTGTCCTCTATACTTCTTCTTAGCAGCATTACGAGAAGTAGCAGAAAGCTTCGTATTCTGTGATTTACCCTGACGAGTCTTTTTAGGTTTTGGAGCAATATAAACTCCATCATTATAAAGTGCCATTAATTAAGTTCGTGTACCAATGTATATTGTAGGATAATCTGTCGCAGATGTCAAGGGTCTAGGATCGGGAATTGCCCCAGTACCCGAAAGAGCATCCCCGATGACGGGAACTAATTTCCCTTCTATGTAAACACCCCTTTCATCTGAATTGACCAATGAAATAAGATCATTCCTCTGCAAGGGTTGTGGAATGGGTACAGGGTTAGGTGCAATAGGTATCCCAGTAACAGGTGTATACGTGGAAAGAGGATCTAGGAATGTAAGACCTCCTCCATCACTGTATACTGTATTACATGTATAATCAGTACCTCCATTTGCTTGCACAGGATACGTAGCAGTGGGATTAGCACTACTAGTATCCACTGTACTTGCATTTGCTGGATTACCTGTTAGATCAACCGCCACGTTCCACCTCTAATAAACATTCTACTGAATTATGTAGATAGTTAAGTGTCTCCACTAGACTCTCGTGTTTCTGAGAGGAAGGTGGCTTGTACATCAACTGGGGTTGTTCCAGAGATGACATTCTCTTCTCCAGAGAATCTAATCTCTTGGAGAGTTTCTCTATCTTCTCTTTTATCTCTTCCATGATTTAACTGTGAATAACTTTTTGCAGCAGCATTCTCAAACTCATCACAAAACTGATCAAAGTTATTGAGTATCTTGTCAAAATTATGTTGTGCTTCCATAATCTGTACCTGAAGGGGGTGTAGGTGGTCCATCATGAGGACTATGCTCATTACTAAATCTTACTGATTGTTCAAGATCACCAAGTCTATACTCAAGATGATTGATTTGTTCAGAGATATTCTCTAGTACTTCCACAATCCTATTGATCTGTGTTTCATGCACATGAACAGCATACTTTGGATTCTCCAAAAGTTCGTTATGGGCGTTTTCTGAATCAGGATGTGTAGGTGGTTGAGGTACTGGGGGAACTACTCCTGTTGTTCCATCATTCTCTGTCCACATCTCTGGATGGTTTCCTGGATAATTGCCTTGCCCACTGTATTCATATCCATCAGCAGCATTTGGCACATACTCAGAAGGAGGTTCCGAGGTTGTTGGATCATATCCTGGAATTGTATTGGGCGTTTCTGGAATTAAACCAGGAACTTCATGTACCTCTGTGCCAGGTACAGGATTTGTTCCTTCGGGCGTTTCTGTCATGTTATTAAGTATATACGGTATATCATCTGAGTCAAATTTTAACTCGTCTTTTTTGGGCATTTTTTCCTGGGAAAAATTTTTTGAAAATCAAGGTTTTGAAATTTCAATTTTGTATTTATATTTATCGTGCTCTGGGAAACGTTTGTAGGTTAGAAAGGTTCCTGTTTTTTCGCTCGGCTCACCCTTGGGGTCGGCAATCACAAAAAAACCCTGTCCTTTCGGGCAGGGTGTGTTAGACTGTTACATCCAGCAACCGTTGCGACTGTCGCCCCAACCATTTCTGAAATACTCCTCACGCTCACGGTCTCTAAGTTGAGGGTCACCGAGATCATCAAGGACATCCTGTAAGAAATTGACTGGTGAAACCTCTACGGTTTCAGGTGCAATTCCTGCAACGTGACGATCA